ACGAGATTCTGGAACTCCTAATGATCGATATAGTTTCTTTTGGAAGTATTCGATGTCACTAAGTTCTCCAAGATTTTGTCCACCTGGCAACGTAGTGATTTCAGTACCTCGTCCTCCTTCTCTTCTGGGTAACCAGAAGTCTTCGAGCATGGACATGTGTTTTCTGTCATCTCTAATTTCTCCTGTTGATGCGTCATATACAAGTTTGTTTCTGTAACGGTTCATCACCTCTTTGAGGTATTGTTCCGCTTTCTGTTTTGGTAAATTACCTACATCAATATAAAATATTCTTCTTTCTGGAGCACGACTTAACCTGTAGATAACAAGAGCATCCTCAATCATTCTAAGTTGATTGAGTGCCTTGATTGACTTATGCAAGTAAGAAAGAATAGTTTGTTTGTTCCTGTCAACTAAACCTGAGTGACAGAATGTGATAGCATCAGGTGAGATTTTTACTGGTCTCTGCTTAGTAGAGAAGGGAGTTTGACCTATACCACCTAGAGCATTTTTACTGTTAGTCGCACTAGGATCATATTGATAGTACTCTTCTATCTCTGGACTTTCTAGATCAGATGGATTATTTGCATTAACTTGTCTGATTGCTTGATTCAAAGTAGGATCAGACTTTAATTTTCTTACTAACTTAATTTTAAGTGGATCAATATATCTAACTTCCTTAAGTCCTTCTTCTGGTTTCTTGATATCAATTACCTTATGATAGTATATTCTACCATCAACATACCAGTTTCTTAAAATCTCATGGCACTTAGTATCAAAGTTCATGACTTCCTTTACTGTCTTGAACTCCTCTCTAATGAGCTCTTTAAGTTTCGCAGATGCTGGAAGATTCTCCAAATCGATTTCGACAGGAGAATCATTCTGATCTGAAACTATTGCTTCATTTATAATATCTTCAATGGCACTGTCCACTTCTGGATGAAGTGCCATCTCACGATATCTTTTTATTAACTCAAACTCTGACTTGAATACACCGTCAATGTCAACGTACTGCCCATAAAATCCGCTAGAGACATAATAGTCTGACGAATCCTCGTTAGACTGGGGTACAGGAGAGACAACGTTCTTATTTTGTTCGTCGTCCTTCTGGATTTTAAATCCAAATAATTTAGCCATTAACTCACTACTGGGCTGTTCCCAGTTATTTATAAGTCTTTCTTAAGGACTAATCAGACTGCTGGGTTACTAAGTCGGAAAGACTGGAAGCACCATTACCTTCACTCTTGTTATCCTTAGTACCGAAAACGTTTTGTCCTTTACCATTGAATACATCCCACCACTGGACTTGTAGGTCCACTGTGAACTCTTCAATAGAATCTGTTTGATCGTATGAAAGTTCAATCGCACTAATGTTAGTTGGGAATACTCCGTGGAACTTGTACTTTCTGAGAACTGGTAATGGAGCATCAGCAGGCTTAAGTTTGAAACCTTCTACCTCTTGAGCTCTACCTATTTGATTGACAAACATATCCTGTTGATACTCAGATGGTGTTACTTCACCAGTTGCGTTATCATGTTTGTTGATTGCGTTCATCCATCTCTCGAAAGCATCTCTGATTTTGAAATCAGTATCGTTGATGATTGTGATTGTCCAGACATCGAATGTTCTGTCTCCAGCAATCTTCAAATTTCTTCCTCTAAAAGGAACGTCAATTACGTTGATGTTAGATGCAGGGAGGTTTGCAGCTTTTACTAGAAATTTAGCTAACTCTTTAGCACCGCCTGAACTATTCTCCCCAAGAGCGCCTGGGAAGTTAAGTTCAACCTCAAACAAATTGGGTCTAGCACCACCACCGACGAGCTTTGATTTAAAGTCGTCGAGGGTTCTAGTTTCTAGTTTAGGAGTATTGGGATTTGCCATGATCTTTTGAGACCTCTTCTTGTGTATTTAGTAAATGGTTAGTGAGTTAGGCGGAACCAACTACTTCATCGAAACTGATGCCAGTTCTAGTTGCAACAAAGGTTAGACCAATGAAGTTGATAGAACGTGCAGGCTTCACGAAGATGTCTGCCTTAAATGTATTCGAGTCAATAACATCGGGAGTGTTATTACTTTCGTCGCAAATTACAACGAAGTCAGTAATACCTCTCTTTGCTTTAACATCACGAAGATATGGTTCAACAATGTTCAAGAAGTTAGTTCTTGTTAGATCGTCATTGAACTCAAACAACTGTGATCTTGCAGCTCTCTCGATAACACCTTCGATTGTTAAGAACAAACGACGAACGTTGATTCTATCAAAAGCGGATGCTTCTTTCTGTGCGGTCTTGTCCCCGAACAGAACAATACCAGAGCCAGGAGAGAATACCACAGGGTTAATTCTCTTAGGATAAAGAGCGTCTCTTTGTGATTGAGATGGGTTGTATGCAAGTTTAATTGCATTGTTGATAGTTCCTCTAGTTGCACCAGCTGGTGAGAACCAAGGGAATGAGTTGATGGAAGTTCTTGCCATCAATCCAGCGATGTCACCATTCAGAGGAATATATCTGAATGTATTATTAAATCTATCAAATGTATATTTGTAACCAGAGTCAAATACACCATAGGATGTTGAAGTTAAACTATCGTAGAACTGTATGATGCTTGCAGTTTGGTTATCGGTGTCAGTTTTACCAACAACACCGTCTCTGTAAGGTGAGATACATGCAACGCAATCTTTTCTAGTAGATGCGATAGATAACAATTTGTTTGCTTTAGCTTGTGCCTCGTAAATGGATGAACCACTTGAAGGACCTTGAATGATGAAGTTAACTGAATATTCAGCAGGGTTGTCAAGAACCTGATAAGAACTAACAACTTCACCTAATGTGCAAGCGAATTTGTCAATTCCACCGTAATCCATTCCATCTTTTAGAGAGAATGTGTTAGGACCTGCACCGTTAAAGGTAATTCCTTGTGCTGGTTGTCCCCAAACACCACTTGAATCTACTGTGTATCCACCCAGTGATGTATGCTTCAGACCAATACCTGGCTGAGCAACACCAGCAAAGATTTGATTGGAGAACTGTGCAATATAATCTTTGTAGTAGATGTTTGTAGAAGGAGAAATTTGAGAATCAGTAGCCTTGGATAATCCAGTCCACTTCTCTACAATATTACCAGAAGTACCAGTTACTTTACCTGTGTCATCAACAACGACAACATGCACTTCGTCATTTTTAGAACTTCTTTCCTTAGCGTATTCAGAAGTTGAAGGTCTAGAAGCAATCTGACTCCAACGAATACTTTGGTTTGTAAGTCCAAGAGTTTGTTGATTGTACCAGTCAATAACAGTGTTACCTTCTCTGAGATAGATACCACTATCGATACCAGACATTACTTGGAATGATGTGTTAGCAAATGCAACGGTTGCCGCAGTATCCATGATGATAATTGGAGAACCACCAGTGGTTGCATAGGAAACAATAGTACCAGAGTAACTTCCGTTAAGTGATCTGATTGTATCGCCAGGTGCAGTCTTGAGTGTGTTTAGATCTGATCCAAATGCAATCTCTGTAGAACCAACACCAACTGTAGCATTGAACTGAGTTCTTTCGATTTGAACAGATTGACCAGAAGCGTTAAAGATCTTTAGTCTGTTTGCATGGTTGACTGTGTATTCTGCTTGTTCAAATTGTGTATAGATTGATGAAGAATAACCTTGGAAAGAATTAATTTCTGATCCTTCTTCGTAGTCTACAGTAGACCAAGTATCTGTAGTAACGTTATGTTTGGAAACAATCTTAACATCAACAGAACCATTGTTGATTCCAGTAAGGATACCCTTTAAGTAACCTGTTTGAACACCAACTGTTCCATCTGTGTTTGCAACTTGAGATGAGAAAGCAGCGGTAATACCAAATCCAACTGATAATCCTTCTGTACCGATTGCTACTCTTTGGTCAGCCTGTGCGTCGATGGTACAGATTTTAAGATCATTTGCCCAAGAGCCAGGTGATCTTGCAGCGTAATGCCAAGTTGTGGGTGACGTATGATTGTTGTAATAGTCTTCCTGTGAATTGACTTGTAAGTCAGTAACTGCAGCACCAACAGGCACGTTAGCGTTAGAAAGTTCTGTGTTGCTGCTTCTTAGTACTCTAAGAACTCCACCGTATGAAAGGTAAGCGGATGCAGTCATCCAGTACTCGTATTGAGCATCGGCTGTATATGGTTTGCCAAACGTTGCAAGTAAGTCAGCTTCGGTCTCGATTAATACTGGTGTATTGACAGGTCCTTTTGCAAAGGGTCCCGCGATAGCACCTACCTGATCAGCAATGCCGTCAATTCTCCCTACGGTTAAGTCAACCTCTCTTACCTTAACGCCTGGAGATACTAGATTAAGCGCCATGTTCGTGTTCCTCTTGGATCTCAGTTGTTTATCTGTTATTATTTAGAAAAATGACCTTTTCTGTGGGGAAATCGTACATGAACCCTCTACCAGTCAGGATAAACATCTAGTCTTTCTTTCTTTCTTTTCTTCTTCACTCTATCGATAGTACATGATTTACATTCATATGAATATGATGATGGCAATACTCCCCTACTCTTTCTGGTTAGATAAAACCCTTCTGTAAGTGGATATGTCCTATTGCAGACTCTACACTTTCTCTCATGTAAAAATAAAATAGGATCATCTAATTCCATTATAGTACTTGAATGACTCCGTTACAATCTGGAATGTCTTGAAAAATCTTGTTTTGTATACCCATTTTTAAAGTTTGAGCACTCATTGCACAACTTGTACAAGCACCTCCTAATCTAACTTTTACAAACTTTGTTTCTTCTTCTATTTCAACAAACTCTACAAATCCTCCATCCGCTTCAATATAAGGAGCGATTTCAGATAATGATTTGATTACGTTTTCTTCTGTTAAGTCCATTATAAGTAATCCCACATGAATGATCTATCACCATATTCGTCTACATTCCATCTAGTTCCTTCTTCATCTACAAATGAAGTTTCCTCAGATATACCATCATTAAGAAATCCAAATGGTGCCATGTCTGATTCTATCTGATCTCTTTGATCATCATAGACTCTCTTCCGTATATCATCATCTGTCATTTCTTTGAAATAATCTTGCATCACTAACCATGCAAATATCACCAGACACATAGCAAGGTCATCGTTACATCCTTCTTCTGCCTCAAATGAATTTGCTTTTTCAATAAAAGTTGTAAGTTCCGCAATGATATTGTAATCATTGATAAGTAATTTATCGGATTCAATAAGTGTCTTTAGGTTCAAAGAGCCAATTTTCTTTACAGTCTTGGACATCTTAACTCCTAGTTGTACCTTACTTCCAGAGAATCCTTGTCCCAATACTTGTCCAGCTCTACCTCTTACCGCAGTCATCAGAACGTTTTCATATTCCAAGTCATAAAATAGTATAGATGCAATTTGATCTCCTATATCATTTACCTCACATAGGATGAAAGCATTATTGTATGCCGTAGCAAATTCTTTAATGACTGTTGGAAATAACATTGGTTTTATAGTGTTATTTCTATACTTTGCAACTACTTTGTATGGAAATGTAGTAGTGTCGAATACAATAAAAGCAGAGTAATCTTTCTCTACACCCCTTGCAACGTCTACCGTAATTGAATAATTGTGTTTATCTATTGGGTTTTCGTATATCTCCCCACCTCTCTTTCCAGTATTGATTGGTTCATCATATATCATAGACTTCAACTTGGCAGGAGAAATCAATGTATCAACAGATCCTAAGAACTCACACTCAAACTCAACACGAAACTGTGATTCTGATGTGTTCTTAATCGTCTGCTCTTTCCAAGCTTCATCTCTGCCTGGCACTTCTGACCAGTGAACGTCTGTGGTGACGTACTCGTTTCTACCTAGTTCTGCATCATGCCACAGTCGGTAAAAGTGATTCATACCACGAGGGGTAGAAACAATAA